TTCTGAAAATACAAAATTAATCATTGAATACAATACATACGGCAGCATCTTAATTAAATATCTAAGTACCGTTTTTCCAGGTCGTAACGACTTTGAGGATGAAATGATCTTGAGATTCAAGCACCGCCACGATGCTAGAACCTTAAATCCAGGTATCCGTTTAAAGAGTGATAATAAGTCAGTGTTCTGCCAAAACTTTAAAAAGCAAATCGAATTGAATCGTATCAAAATTAATGATATCGAAACAGTACAGGAGGCTAGTTTATTTGGAGTGTTAAGAAATGGAAGTTACGGCGCACAAATGGGACATGATGATACAATCATGACAGCTATTATTGCAACTGAATTTTTTGGAACAACCGATTATGCAGATTACGTTGAAGAATTATTAGACATCATCGAGCCAGAAAAGTTTGAACTAATGGAAAAGATTCTATATAAAGATAATGATATTCAAGGTGATTTACAATATGATATTTATGACCTCTTATAAATAAAGTCAAGAATATTTTGGATATATAATAAAAGCAAAAAAATAAAAATATAATATTATGGCACTAAGTCCGCAATTATTGCAATTTAAGTCAAGTGGAGTATACCGCTTAGAGTTTGATAAATCTCAAACTGCTAACATTAATGTTGAAACACTTAGATTAGTAGTAGGTCACTCAAGAAAAGGACCTTACAACACACCAGTTTTAATCTCAAACGTTGAAGAATTTACAAACGTATTTGGTTCTATCGACAGAGCATTAGAGAAAAAAGGAATGTTCTTCCACAGATCTGCACTTGAATCTCTTTCAAGAGGTCCAATTTTAGCATTAAACGTTGCATCGTTTGGTGCTCTAGACCTTGGTTCTTATGCATTACCTGTAACTAATGGATCTGTTGATTCATTAACCGCAGTAGTTAATGATGATAAACTTTACACATCATTCTTTGATATGGATAAGTTTATGACTCCATCAGACGATAAGGTTATTTCTTCTTTAAGCGATGTTTCATTAGGTGATGATTCATTAATCAACTTGGTAAACATCAAACAAAACGGTATCACAGTTTTCATCAGAAAAGCACAAAGTGTTTCTGAATTTAATATTACTGCAAGAGAGTGGTACGGTGAAGGTAACGTTCCAGCATTCTTAAATGATTTTGATTATATGTCAGATTTCATGATCGACGTATTTGTATTTAAGGGTGAATTTGATCCTTCAGTAGTATCAAGCGATCCAGTTTACGGAGAATTCTTTAACGCTGATGGTTTAGACAAAACTAAATTAGCTCAATTCTCTAACTTAAGACAAGTTAGCTTAGAAGCACAATACACTGGTTCAGTTATTCCAGGATTCAAGGATTTAGAAGGTAGAAACCTTTACATTGAAACTATGATCAATAACGAATCAAGAAAGACAGGTTTATTCTGTGCAATTGATGAAGATGCAATCATGGACGAGACTGGAACTAAAATCGATTTAGTTGGTCACGTATTCGATGCAGCAGAAGATTACGAATTATTATCATACATCGTAGAATCCGGTGCAAATGATAGAGTAATTGCTACTACATTCATGGGTGTTGATCCACTTTCACCACTTGCTGGTACTTACGCAGCTTCTGGTTCAATGTTCACTGTTGATTACGGTGCACCATCAAACACACCAACAACATTCCCAATTTCAGTTGGAGATTATGTTCCTGCTGAAGCAGCTGGTAGATTAGCAAAAGTAAAAAGAGTTGCTAAATTAAATGACGTTTACACAGTATATTGTGACGTTGAAGTTCCAGCAACTTGGGGCGGAGAGTATGTATTATCATTTGAAAATGCATCATTAGTATATAAGCCATTCGTATTACCTGGAGCAGCTTTACAAGCTAAGACAATTAGCGCATGCTTAAACGTATTACAGGGTGGAAACGGAATTTACGACGCGTTAATTGATAAGGACATCATCGATTACAGATACATCGTTGATACATTCGCTTCTTATGATATAACTGGAGTCTTAAACAAGAGACAATTATCTCAATTAGCATTAGACAGACAAAATGCATCTGCAATCTTAAACGCACCAACAATTGCTGATTTTAAATCTTCAGCTAATCCATCTTTCACAGATGCAGACGGTAACTTTAAGGTTCAATACATTGCAACTGGCGGTAATTTAGATAAGAATCCAACTGCATTATACACTTTACCTTCTATCGGAGAAGGAGCTAACTACGCATTCTACTACGGACCAGGTCTAGTGGTAAGTGATAATGGTAAGGATATCATCGTTCCACCTGCAGCATACGTTGCTAATAACTACATCGATAAGTACACTGCAGCGCAGCCTTGGTCAATTATCGCTGGTCCAAGAAGAGGAGTTGTAGCAGGCACTGATGTTAAAGGAACTGAATATTCTTTCGATAAAGCAGACAGAGACATTTTAGAGCCATTTGGAATTAACCCAATCGTTTTCCAAAGAGGAGTTGGTTTAACAATCTTAGGTAATAAAACTGCACAGCAGTCTATTAAATCAGCACTTTCTTCTGCACACGTTAGAGAGGCATTAATCTACATCCAAAACGGTATCGCAGATATCCTTAAGGATTATGTGTTCGAATTCAACACTACACAAACTCGTTTAGAGATCAAAACTTTAGTTGACTCATTTATGGAATCAGTTAAAGCAGATGGTGGTGTATATGAATACAGAAACATCATGGATCAAACTAACAACACAGACGAAGTAATCGATAATAACTTCGGTATTGTTGATACGTATGTAGAACCAGTTAAAGGTTTAGAGATCGTTGTTCACAGAACTACAATCCTAAATACTGGCGAAATTGCTACAGGAAACTTTAATTAATAAGATATATAAAAAAACAAATAAATTAACATGGCTTTACCACACTATTCACAAGATCAAACATCGAGAAGCGGTAGACAATTTGAACCAGTTCAATCGAATTTATTCGAAGTAACTATTCTTCCACCTGCTGGAGTTGCTGATGCACCTTTAATGTTGCAACACATCAACTCGATTAGCGGTCTAAATCTTTACAAAGAGGTAGCTGCTGTTGAACAGAAATATAAGTTCTCACAACGTTCTTACGCTGGCATGCCAGACGCAACAACTGTTGATGTCACTATTAACTTCTCATTAAACTTAAACGATGCTAACCAAGCATACTTATATAAGTCTTTAAGAAACTGGTACAACAAGCAATTCAATCCTCAAACTGGAGCAATGGGTCTTAAAAAAGATTACGTTGGAACTATCGTTGTAGTACAATTCAATAGAGCAGGAGATATTTACAGAACTGTAACTCTTGAAGATTGTTTTATTCCTTCAGGTCTTCCATTCACTGGTGACTTAAGCTACGAGGAAGTGGCTGCGGCATCACTTGAAGTAGCATGGAGATGCGATACTTGGAAGGAAGTATTAGCTTAATCTAGAATTCATAAATAGGGGATTCGGCAACGTCTCCCCTATTTTTATGAAACAAAAACATAATATGTTGATATAATAATAACTACAATTAAACATGGACAAACTAACCAAAAAGTTACAAGTTTTGCTCTCAGAGGATGAAGTTACAGCGATTAATAGAATTATATTAAATGATGCAATCGAAGGCGGCGAAAGACCCGTTTCAATCTCTGCCTTTATTCGCACAATTGTTAGAAAAGAAATCGATTTAAAAGCAGACTCTATTAAAGAGTGGAACAAAGATAATATTAAGAAACTTAAAAATAAATAAATATGAGCGACCAACAAGATCTCAATTTAAACGATGAATATAAAAAAATCGTAGAGTCTCAAGAAAATACTGAAGCGCCTGCTGAAAACCTAGGTAAGGTTAACATGGATAGGTTTAAACAACCTGAAGCAACAGATGCTGATTTAGTATTAGGGTACCATCAAATTAATGTTACTAATTTACCATCAGCTGGTATGTTCTACCCAAAGAACACAGAAATTTCTATCAGATCTGCTAAAGTTTCTGAAATTAGACACTTCTCATCAATTGATGAAAATAATGTCTTAGACGTTGACGATAAATTAAATTACATTTTAGAGCAATGCGTTCGCGTTGTTCATTCAAAATCTAGAATGTCATATAAAGATCTATGCGAAGAGGATCGATTCTATATCATCCTATCTATTAGAGATTTGACATTCCCAGAACCAGAATCTAGCCTGTCAGTAGAGCACACTGATAAGAAAGGCAACAAACATCAAATCGAAATCAAGAAGGAAAACTTTACATACTTTAGAATTCCAGAAACACTTGATAAGTACTACGATAATGAACAGCGCACATTTTTAATTGAAACCAAATCATTTGGTACAATTGAAATGCGTCCACCAACCATTGGTGTTATGCAACGTATGACATCATACATTAAAGAACGTCAAGAGAAGAATGAAAAGATCGATCAATCAGTTCTACAAATCATGCCATATTTGGTAAGTGAGTGGAGAGGATTTTCAGATCGCGATATCTTTAAATTCGAGGTCGATATGAACGGCTGGAGCAATAAAAAATATAGTTTGATCTATAAGCTTGCGGAACAAATGAAAGTCGGCATCAAACCAGATATGGAAGTACAGATCGGGGATGAGTGGGAGGTCGTCCCAATCGGCTTTCGCGACGGCATCAAGTCTCTTTTCATTGTTCAAGATATCGCTGGAGAACTTCTTTAAGACGAAGTTTCACATATATCATCAATTACATATTCAACCTTCTGAATTGGAGGCAATGGAATACTATGAATTCCATTACTTAATGAAAGATTTGGTCGAACACCTGAAGAAGGAGAACGAAGCAAATCAAGGCCAAAAAGAACAAACAGGAGATATGATGAGTAAGATGCAAATACCAAACATGAAAGTACCAAATCTAAAGGTTCCCTCACTTAAATAGTGGAGGAACCTTTGATATATAAAGGTATAAAGATAAAATAGGATAGTTTTTAAATGCAAATATTATTAGCACCCCTTGTTAGATTAACAAAATTGATGGAAGACCAGAATGTAATGGTCAAAGATATGCATGCAATTTTAACAGTGGATCTTAAAAAGGCAAGTGTTGATAATGCTAAAGAATTAAAAAAGCAAACTACCCTATTAACGGATATTAGAGAATTAATAAAGCAACAAATCCAACAGAAAGAAGATCAAAAATCTAGTGGTGGAAGCGGAGGCAAAATAAAAATGCCAAGTATTATGGGCGCTGTTGGCGCTGGTTTTGCAATTGTAACTATGGCAGCTGCCCTAGTTGCTGCAGCAGGAATATTTAGTATTATGCCACAGGTTTCTGCTGCTCAAATCTTAACTGCAATTGCAATCGGTGCTGTATTTATAATTTTAACCCCAATGTTTGTGGATATTTCTGAAGC